GAGGAGAAACGAAGTATGAATAATCTGATGGTCATTGATGGTATTGAAGTTCGTCGTGATGCTTATGGTCGTTACAGCCTGAACGATCTGCACAGGGCTGCCGGTTCTCTGGATAAGCATAAGCCTGCATTCTGGCTCCGCAATGAGCAAACTGAACGTTTAATAAGCGAGTTGCAGATTTGCAACTCGGTCAATATAGAGCCAGTTAACGTTATTCGTGGCGGAAATAACCAGGGGACGTATGTCTGCAAAGAACTGGTGTATGCCTATGCAATGTGGATCAGCCCGTCATTCCATCTGAAGGTGATCCGTACTTTCGACATGGTAACCAGCGCACCTGAAAAATTATCCGGACAGGCTGCTGACAAGATGCAGGCTGGCGTGATTCTGCTGGACTTTATGCGCCGGGAGTTAAATCTGTCTAACTCTTCAGTGCTTGGAGCCTGTCAGAAACTCCAGGAGGCTGTTGGCTTACCGAATCTGGCACCGCGCTATGCCATTGATGCTCCTGCTGACGCGCCTGATGGCTCAAGCCGCCCCACGCTGTCACTGAGTGCACTGCTGAAGCAGTATGGTATCCGCCTGACAGCTAATCAGGCATATCACCAGATGGTGAAGCTGGGGATCGTCGAGCAGCGCGAACGATACAGCCGTACCGCGATTAACAACATCAAAAAATTCTGGTCGCTGACGGCGAAAGGCTGCATGTTCGGCAAGAACATCACCAGTCCCGCAAATCCGCGCGAGACGCAGCCGCATTTCTTCGAATCCCGATTCTTTGTGCTGCCTTTGTGCAGAAAGCATCACGACGAGCTGCATGCGGATACCGTGGCATTTGAAGAGAAGTATGGCTCCCAGCTGGAGTTGATATTTCGTTTTATCGATCGTGCGCTGGCAATTGGTGTGCTGGCCTGATTTTGTGGAGAAAGTTGATGCGTGATATGTATGAAGTAATGGATCGTTGGGGAGCTTGGGCTGCTTCAGACAATAGCGGAGTGGACTGGCAGCCGATAGCGGCTGGTTTCAAGGGACTTTTACCTCATGGCAAAAAGTCACGGATTCAGTGTGATGATGACGAAGGCATCATGATAGACAGTTGTGTGGCTCGGTTGAGAAGGTATAAACCAGAGGAATATGAGCTCATCATCGCCCACTTTGTTATCGGTATCTCATTACGCACTATTGCGAAGAAGAGAAAATGCTCTGATGGCACAATTAGGAAGGAACTGCAAACTGCAATGGGGTTTGTTGATGGCTGTTTAGCAATGTTAGCTTATAGTATGGCATAAAAAATAAAATAGATTTACTGCCGATTTTTCAAAAAAGACTGGGAACTGTTTATATCCAACGTAAATAAGGCCTCCATAAAACATGGCTGATGCGAGATATTTAACAGTTCTCATCCTTTTTTTAGCTTTATCAATCAAACCTGTAATGCTACTCTTAATACTATCTGCATTATCTTTGATTTCTTTATTTTCTTCAAACTTTAAATACTTATCGAAAGCGGACTCCACTCGAGAACGTAAGTTGTCGAATGTTTCATTGAATATCTCAATAGAAATGTAATTGACTTTTTTTATCATCCAAAGTCCTGCGATAATCAATATTGCTTCGGTTGTTTCATTAGCCTTCACTAAGCCACCAGCTGCTATTAATGCACCGGGAATAGTCAATGCTTTTGTCTGATTAGATGATATGAATTCGTTAATTTTACTCGTGAACTCAAGATTTTTCTCATCGAGTTCGTTAAGAATTTTATTTACAGAAAACCTCTTTGTGTAAATCTCATATAGTTCATCATATTTTTTCCTGACGAGTTCAGTAGAGTTAAGCAAGTCAAAGAAATTGAACGTACCATTTGCTTTAAATACTTCGTTTATGGCTGAGCGTATAACGAGCTTGCGCTCGCTTTTGTGTAAATCATTGATTTTTATTGTGTCGAGAAGCTCCTTTATAATTTCATATTTAAGAGACGAGTTCGATAAGCGATTAATCTCGCTATATTGTAAAAAATGCGTGAGTTCGACTGTATAACTTTTGTCTTCATTGGTGAAAAATAAGACAGAGCAGTCACTGTTATGATGATCAGAAATTAATGAAAGGATATCTTTCCACATAAAGAAAATATGGATTTTTTCGATGCTTTCATTCTTAGAAGTAGGGAGTATTAACGGCGTTCCGATGATATAATTTTTCGGAAGAGCGTTTTGGGTGTTTACTCTAGACCAAAAAGACTCAACATTCTCATAAATTATAGCATCATCCCAAGATGAAGCTTGGCGATCTAGCCAAATTTCATTATTTTCGATGCAGGTTGTTGCCTTTTTATAACCTATAGATTGTAACAGTCTAATTATTTCAGAACTATTTACAATAACAATGCTTTCTTCAAGACTTATGACAGTGTAGTAGCCCTCAACTCTGCTTGAGGCTCCGTTAATAATCTGCGCTAATCTTGATAAGTCATCAGCAATTGTCATTATTAGCTGTCTCTATATCTTTTGAGTTCATCATAATTTGCCTGACTCAATTTTATCACAATTTCGCATTTGTTGTCAGTGAGAATTACAGGCTTATTTGACTTTTCGTCTCCAATAGCTCCACGCATTATTTTCAACTTAAAATTATTGTCGTTATCTGCCACTTCAATTGTAAGCGCGCTTTCAGCTGCTTTAGGAGTTGGTTCAAATTGAGGGTCAATCTGGAAACCATTAAGATTAACAAAATCGACAAACGTTCCCTTACATTTGTGTGAATCAGTCAGGCATGAGTCAATTATTTTTGAAATATCCTCTATCTTAACGGACTTATTTCCGTGTTTATCTTTTGATTTTTTTTCCAGTAAGGATTTAACTTCATTGTCAATAGTATCACGCAGTACACGACCGAGTGAGTTTTTACTAGCAAAAATATCTATAGCACTGAATAATTGCTGAATGCTTCTTTTATTGTCCGAATCATGTCGGCAACCTAATGAGTCTTTGAAAAAATCGCTTTTAGATTTACCTTGCAAGAAATGTACATATGAGTCACCCTTGTTTTCTGGATAACTGGCTTCGAATAAAGTTAAATCGAACATCGCAGCCTGCCGTAAGGCATCGGTATTAATTGGATTTAATCTTGTTGGGGTCAACTTATCCGAATCAAAGTCATAGGCGCTTTGTTTATCAACCATTACGATTAGAAGTTTCCCCAAATCCTCTGGTTCGGTAGACTTATAGTGGATGAAAACAACGCTCCCCCCCTGAAGTTGGGCAACTCTCGATTCGTTATTAGCATTATGTTTAAGCTTCTCTATTATAGCTCTAGATAAATCAATGAATTCATTATTTTTATTAATGTATTTTTTTAGGATCGTAGGAATGGATGAAGGGTTGTGATCTGAGTCTAGGAAGTTATGAAATTTGTTTTTTCGGCTAAATTTTTTCTCAATTCTGGTTATGAATTCAGATGTGACTTCATTTTTTAGATCCCAAACTTCACCTAATCGATAATCAAATGCTCTTGAATCATTTTTTTCAAGATTTGCTGTTACAGCACCAATAGGAAAGTACGATTGTTTGCCCAGCACTACAACATGAGGCGTGGCACCGCATTTATCGCAAGCTACAGTTGGGTCGTCAAGAACATTGCCACATTCTAAACAAGTTATATCCATTATATATCCCGAATTATAAGAATGAATTTTTATGTGGCTGAAAATTCTATCAAAACACTAACGCGTACGCAAAAAATATCGTAATCTGTTAAGTGTGCTCACTTCGCCACACAGCTTAAACCCGCCATCGAGCGGGTTTTGTCGTTTCTGGGTCTGGGGATTCCTTGGTCCTAGCCTATCCCGCAGTTATCCATTGACTCGGCTTCTTTGACGTTTCCGCTTCTGATTTGCGGTACATGATGTTTCCTCAATTTGCACCTGCTGTATCAGCGAGGTGAGAGATAACTACAAATGCCTCATAACCCAAATACATGGCTGGAGTTGGTCCAGAGCTGGTGGCGTGGAGACACACCGCTGGGCGCAGTGATTATGTCGATTGTTATGGCTGGTTTACGTATTGCCTATTTTGGCGGTGGTGGCGGCTGGAAGCGAAAAACACTCGAAATTCTACTCTGTGGCGCTCTGACGCTGACTTTTGCATCCGCTCTTGAGTATGTCGGATGGCCTAAATCACTATCTGTTGCCATTGGTGGTGGGGTGGGGCTGATCGGTGTTGATGCTATTCGTGGGGCTGCAATGAGAGTAATCGGTAACAAGTTTGGTGGCTCTAAGGAGTAATTTATGCAGGTACTAAATTCCCAGCGTAAAGCTTTCCTGGATATGGTGGCATGGTCAGAGGGAACGGATAACGGGCGACAACCGACACGTAACCACGGTTATGACGTTATTGTCGGTGGAGAACTCTTCACTGATTACTCCGATCACCCTCGCAAACTTGTCACGCTAAACCCGAAACTCAAATCAACAGCTGCAGGCCGTTATCAACTTCTTTCACGCTGGTGGGATGCTTACCGCAAGCAGCTTGGCCTGAAAGACTTCTCTCCGAAAAGCCAGGACGCTGTGGCACTGCAACAGATTAAAGAGCGTGGCGCTTTACCGATGATTGATCGCGGTGATATTCGTCAGGCTATCGACCGTTGCAGCAATATCTGGGCTTCACTGCCGGGCGCTGGTTATGGTCAGTTCGAGCATAAGGCTGACAGCCTGATTGCAAAATTCAAA